TCTGTTATCGCCTGTTTTTCATCGCCTTGTATCAGGGCTATATTTTGTTTTTGTACGCTACGCTCATAGTCTTGCATCTGGCGCGCCATGGCAGCGTTTGCCTCTGCAATCTTCGCCGCTTGCTTACCTGCTTGGTATCCCATAACGCCTTGACCAACGCCAAGACCCAACGAGATGAGTGGCATGTAGGCGCCCATTAGAGTACCTTCGTCCAATATTTATAGATTATTCCGTTGTTCAATAAATCTTCCTCTTTTTCTGTAGGTGCAAATCCCAACATGGATGCCCACTTATGACCTTGCCTAAAGTCGTTTCGCACGGGCGTCTGTACCCACTCGTAGCCAAATGCCTTCAACGCATTCATAAAACCTTTTACGCATGATGTTGCGATGAGAAGTTCTTCCATGCCTACATGCTTAGCAAAGAACAGCCACACATGACCTCCTGCCTCGGGCAGTGGAAGGACACCCATGATTGACGCTGTTCTTCCATCTATTTGCAGGGAGATTGTCCGTTTTGATTCTTCTGTCCACGACATTCCAACATCTCCGAGATTTTTGAACATCTCCCACGTTGGCTCTTGTGCCTTTTGCGGTACGAACTCTTCTACATGAGAAGGCTTAAATGAAAATACTTCATATTGAGCCAAGGTGTATCTCCGATGTTATAGATAATAGGTTCGCTGGATGTACGTCTTCCTGTTCGTATCTAACAACCATTTCCCTGTCTGAATTATCAGGCATTGATATCTCGAACAGACCAGAGTTTAGTGGTGGTGGTGTTAATGCGGCTGTAGGGTATTCAATATCATAAACTTGTCCTGGCACACCCACCTTTCCGCTTAATGCGCGGTACATGCTCAAGAACGAAGTAAATATACGCTTACGTCTGCCCCGTGACTCAAGCGACTGCTGCACATTCAAGGGAACGGTCTCAACAATCGTCTTGTATCGCAAACCAACCTGAACATAGTTAGCAGAAACAGTTGTTATAGCCCCACCGCTTACAGTAAGGGGACCATACTGAACACCATCTACTAATGCGTAAACTTCCTCTCCATTCAAGTGTTCAAGCCCAGACCATGCAGTTTCACCATCTTCGCTATAGCCACTGAGTCCACTGTCTACAAAGAATGCTTCTGAGTGTGTGTTTGTTACTTCAAAATCTTGGGCTAGGGTCTCAATGAAATATTTTTCGGTTGAGCCGATTAGTCGCTTCACAACAATCCACACATTATCGTCATCCCCGTCTGTCGTCCTTGCACAACTCTTCACCAGCCCTGCAGTTTCTACCGTTAAACCTCCAGTAAAGTTTGTCTTTGTCATACCAACAGTTCCACTGTCCGTTAGAGTAACTATGCCATCGCCATCTGCACCTCTTATTGCTTGGGTTATAGTTACTTTTGGACCATCTACCGCAGCAGTAAATCTAGTTCCTGCTGGACCAGATGAAGTGTTGATGACATTCATTAAATTAGTAGCGGTGGTAGCATTGGAGCCTGTGGATTCCCATGTACCCGCCTCCGAACTTTGTACACCGTTAACAAAATCGTAGTTGGTACCATCAGTAGCAATAAGATTTACTTTGTCGCCAGTGTTGAGTTCGGTGAAGTCTGTAATAGTAACGGTTGCTGTGGCAGCGACACCATCTCCTGTAGCGCCCATCGTACATTTTGACCATCCTATTACTTCTTGGGTTCTGTCGTAGGTCATACACAGCAGTTCTCCGGCATTGGTTACACACCACAGTCGTTGATTGGCTCCCGTCTGGAATGTTGCATCCACGATGCCATTTTTTGTTATATGTTCTGCCAGAATCGTGACGTTTGGTGCGACGAATCTGTCTTGTCCGAATTCGTATGTATATTCTCTCAGGGTGGCTTTGTCTCTCTCGAACATCAGATATGCCGTCCCCAGCCTAATCGGCTCGACACCAACATTTGAGCCGTATGTAGTTTGTTTAGAGAAGCCTACATCTGTTGGCGTGATTGGTGCCGAAGGATTTGTTGCCCTGCCCAGCCATTCTCCACCCGACGTAAACACCATCAAGCCTTGTGCGTCACTCTTGATATGATTGATTGCATTAACCTGTCGTGACGCAAGCGTCAGGGTCAAAGCGGATGAGTCAATTACCTGTGCGGTTTCAGGGTCATTAGGGCTAAAGTTGTTATACACATTAACTTCACTCGCCCATAGATTTTGCGGTTGTGTTGTCGTGGCAGCACACCAGAACCTGTTTTGATGGAAGCCTCCGTTTTGAGGATACCCAGTTGTTTTCGACCATGCGCCTAGCCGCCAGTTATCTGTCCTTTCCTTGCTAATAAACTTGGATTTAACTATGATTTTTGCTTGTTGATAATTGCCTGTCTCGCCATCTTCAAACAGGAGTTGCTTGATATAACCCCAGCCACTAAATGTAGCCGGAACAATTCTCACCATGCCATCAACCCTGCCCTGAACAAAATCCTTAGACCCTTCGTATGCCTCTAACTCGCCAGTTCTGCCGTGCATAAGGTAAAAGGACGAATAACTACTATGGTATCTGGTTTTGCCCACTTGATGAAAAGTGCCATCTAAAAACGTGGGTCCTCTGGTGACATCGTAGAATTCCACTTTTGGCTTTTTGCCAGCCAACACCGTATTAAATTGCCAACCCGGGCTGTCGAAAAGCCCCACCTGTGCTGCATCCCTTTCATTCACGCCATCGTAGTACCAGCGAATTTTGTAACCCGTCATCGGGTCTTCTAGCCGTATAAGTCTTCCAACGTCTGTTGCTTTGAATGGGTACGCAGCAGCCGCAGTGGGTGTTTTGTCAACATAAGCGGTTATTAAACCTTCGGCGTCTACTTCGAGTGAATCGCTGTTTATTCCTAGTGCTATATCTGTTGAGTTTAGGTCTAGGTAAGGTCCATCTACAAAACCCGTGCCTTCACCTGTCCATGTAATAGACTCAAATTCCCAACTGGCAGACGCAGTATCTATGCCCGTACGCGACAATTTCAATATTGGTCGGGTGGGGCTAAACATATACATGGTGTCTGCCGATTGCGTGAACTTCAATTGCATAAGTTCTTTGGCGTTTATGGGCAAATCTTCAACTTCGGTGGGACTTCCACCTGGGTTGGGGTCTTCGAGTTGCGTAGGAACATTGTTCACCAACCTGTTGAAACGTACATAGCCATAATTCCCATCATCAAGGGTAGCGTCTACTACCCCAATCTCCAGCACATACGACTGCTCTGTGTTGTAGTGAAACTCAACCAGCCTTGGTGTGCAGGGAAAAGTTGTCGCCACCCCGTCTATGGTTTCCACGTATTCGTGTACCGCATCTGCGTTCAACTCTACGCAGAATCGCGTCCCTGGTCGCCTGGTCAAGCCTCCGTGTGTTTGCACAACCGCGTTTTCTATTAGCCTCGCCCCGCTATTGTACTTGGTTAAGTCTACTCGACCATGAAGTCGCGGAGATATCTCTCCTGATGTGAAGTTTGTTTGTACATGAACGACGTTGGGCATTAGGCTAATGAACCATCTGAGTTAAGGTCTGGATAATCCCTATACACACTATTGTCATATCTCGATTCGAGCCATAAGCCTCCATGTATTGTTTCGGTTGTGTTGTGTTGCATGGAATCTTCCCACTGTGCCTGCATCAGCATGGATTGATACTTCTCCATCAAGAATGATTCTTTGCCAGAATCTCCGCTTATCGCCATAGCAAGTTCTGCAGCAAGGCGCGTTGCTATTGCGTGTTTGAGTGTGTGGTCCATCTTTGGCACACTTGTCAGTTGATACACATAGCGTATGTTCATTGAAGATGCGTCGGTTAGGAGAACTATGTCGTTTCCGTCACTAGACGCATCTTCGGCATTTCCTGCTTCTAATGAATACTTTTGTGTGGGGTCTTCAATGCTCACCAGCCGAACAAAGTCCGAAGGTAGAACAAAGATGTTGTCATATCCCCAGTCTGGGGCATCCTCCCTCTTTGCTAGGGAGTCTCGTTTTACTGCACAGTTCCACGGGTGCGCCCTTAGAACGGTGTCTCGTACATCTGCATATCGTTGGTTTGCCATCACCGCGCGATTGTTCGAGTCGGTTAAGGCACTTATTGGTTGTTGCCCCAACATTGTCAAAGCCATGTTTGCTAAGTCTACTTCAGTGAGTGTGCTACTGGGCATCGTTATTTCCTAATCGGATTTCATCTTATTCAATTGTCATAGTAAATGGGGGGGGGAGGGGATTCCCTCTCCCCCATTTACTCAACCAAAGGTCATGTGTCTGTGTACATAATGACAAAAGATATCGTACCGTCTGAACCAGTTGCAGCCGCAGCCGTAACTTTCAAAGAAATATCATATTCGACATTAGGGTCTTCGGCTTCGCCTGCCCATTCCCACATTTCTTTACTTATCTTTGCTACAGCCGCAGCGTTTGCTTCTGTGAGATATTCAACCCCAGTGGTTGCAGTATCTCCCCATCCGGCTGTTACTGCGGATGCGAAAGCATTGGAATCCTTCACAGTATCATCCGTCAGGTAGATACCCAAGTCCATAGCAAGGGTCGGCGAAGCATGCCTATCTAGTTCGTCAGAAAAAATCATAATAGAAAGGGGTCGGGCGGTAGAATTGAAACGACCAAGTTTAATGAGGTCTCCTATGTCGCTTACGTCTTCAGCCACAACTTCAAATGAATCGGTTTGAACTTGAACCCGACCTTCTTCCTTACCAAGCACTGTCTGCGTAAACGTAGTTAGCGCTGCGTCGAAACTGGTAATGTTATTTGATTTTTTTGTACCTACTGCCATAAATAGCCTTAATCAATTACATACATGATGCGGAATGCAAGTGTTGCGGCTGATGGACTGCTTACAGTAGCATCTTGTCTCATGATAATCTCATACGTTCCACCCGGGTTTTCTGAATCTCCAACGTGTTCCCAGAGTTTGTCGCCGCACGTTGTTAAGTTTGCAGCCTCATAACGAAAATCAGTCATCGCAAGTGCTGCTCGGAAGAGTGTTGAGTCAGTAGCGAAGAAATCATGTTTATCTGCACTGGCACCTGCCGCAAGACCAGCATCTGTTCCAATGCCGACATCAACAACAGAATCTGTGCCTCCGTCCATATCATCGGCAGCGATTTCAATGCTGATGACGCGCGCGTTTACGGGAAGACTACAAAGGCGAATAATGTCGCCATCTGCATCGAAGTCCGCAGCCGCCACTTCAAAGTTGTCTTGTGCGATACGGATGCGACCACCCGAAAGCCCGACATCGTTCAGCACCGCAGGCGCTGCCGTCGAATTTGTAATTAGATTAGATTTAGTTTCAGCCATTTTAGTTATCTCCTGAAGCCGAAGCCGTCAGCGCTGGGGTCACACGCCTCCGTATTTGCTTCAGTATTGTTAGTTAAAAACCCCATTACGATTAGAATCAATCCTCAGGCTTTCCATCAGGATGACATGCGATTTCAACGATTTTCTTTTCTTCAAGGCGTGTTGCGCCAAGAGTCATTGAATAATAAACATACGTTGAAAACGATTTATCAGCCCGTGGAGCGATGCTTGCTTTAATGTCAGCACCGATACCTAGTTGAATACCCGATTTAGCCCAGCACCAACATGCTTGGTCTGTTGCTACTGTGTTGCCTGAAGTATTTGCACTTAAACCACCACGTTCACTGTGGATGAATTTGAAACCTAAGAAAGTATCAAGTTCGCCTCGAACGAGTGCTTTCACTGAGTTGTAGTCTGCACTTGTAACCTGAGTTTGGTTCAAGAGACTACCCATCATTTGAGCATTTACCACGCAGAAAAGTTCTTCGTCCCCATCAACTTCATTCGTAGACAAGATTTCTCTTGCTTCGATAAGTTTTTGGATATTAAGACCTGTGTGGTCAGTGTCTACACCGACATCAACATCAACATGCTGGTCAGTTGTACCCGAAGTACCATCTTGTGCTGACCAAAGAACGCTTGTTCCGCCTGATACGCCTGTGTAGGAAGTACCACTAACGGCAGCGATAATAACATCATCCATTGCACGACCCATTGCCCATGCTGCGTTACGAGCGTAAGCGTCTGTTGGGTCAATAAGTAGTCGTACGCGGTCTGCGTTATCAATCAAATCACCCCATTCGTAGTCTTCTAAAGTCATAGACCTACGTAGGTGCGGTGTATTCACTAGGGGCGAGTCAGCATGACGGCTTGTACGCAATTGCGCATTAGTCGTGCCGACTTGCTCATAGAACTTTTTCTTGCCTACTACGGTGTCCACCATAACGGAATTGCGTAGTCGGCTACCTTTTTGTTGAACCAAGTCCATAACATTGGATTTGTATTGTTCAACAAAGGCAGTTGTAATTTGTGAGGACATTAGAAGTCTCCCTGTATTGTCCGTTTTTACGAAAACAAAACAAACGCCCTATGACGATTGTTACAACACGGGACTGCTACCCACTTCGGACATTCCCTGACTTGTGCGCCCGTTGAGGCGACCAGGTTACTGGTGTCAAGTAAGACCCTCTCAATGAAGGCTGCCCTACTACTAGTAATACTAACAAACTATTAACAATATTTCAACCAAATGTGAAAAAATACACTTTTTTTGACAATTGGCACAAAAACCCCTCTTAAAGAGCGTAAGCCAAGTAGTAACATAATTGCCAATTGGCAACCAGATAAATGGGGCTGGATAATGGACAGGCATAGGGTGTGGGTGTGAG